CACCATATGGTTCTAGCCATTCTCCCATCCACACACCCTTGGATATTTGAAATCCACCGCTGTCTCCTACTAATACAGTGTCTTGTGCTCTATTGCGGACCATGTCCTCTTTAGCAACAAACTTATCCAAATTCATATCAGCATGACCCGCAGAATACAATGCCCAAGGATACTTGAAATATCCTTCGTTCATATTAAGGAAGTTTAAGCCTTCTATACCACTAGTAAAACGTGACGGGATTCTATCTTGGGGTACGAAATCTTCGTATCGTTGTTTGCCAATATATGCGGCATAAAAACTACTAATGGCAGGTAAGTAGATTGCATAATTTCCTTGTGTTTCTACAAGGTTCTCTCTCATTTACTTTGTGCTGGTAATATATAATTGTATTTTGCCAATCCGCTGTCTACTGATATTTGTAATGCACCTTTATCACTAAATGATATTACTTTATCGCCAGTCAAATGTAAAACCTTCAACACTTGCTGTACTGGCCAAGTCCAACCTGTTTTTAATGCACCACTAACACTTGTTTCAAATACAAATTGTCCTGCGTGTGTGCTGTGATCTCCAAATTCAAATATTAAGTTCTTTTTATCAGTTTTAACTGTAAATACATCTTCTTCTGAGTTAACTTGTGCTTGATAGCCAAAACGCATAATAGATGGGGTGCCTGGTTCAAATTCAATATCCCATTCTACACCCTTAAACTTGACACTTTTAAGTTTGTTTTCTATAATTTCAGCATTCATAAACCTGTAATCATTTTGGAAATCACCTGCTTTATTCTCAAAGTGGATGCCTGTTGGAACTACCTCACCATTACGTTCCTGCTGATTAAGTTCTAACTTCGCATCTTCCTTATACTCGGGAATCTTTAATAGTGTGTCTAGTTTGTTAAGGTTTGGCATACCAAATGTGCCCACAAATGCTGACACTGGGTCGTGTGTTTCTGCTTGTAACACGACACTCCTATCTTCAGCCATAGACTCTATTAATGTGTCTGTTGTGGTGCCAGTTACCTTAATAATTTCTAAAAAACCTAAGGCATGTGTGTGACTAATTACATCTGCTAAAATATCTTTCATTGATTACTCCTACGTTAAAGTATATTATATTATAAAATTGATTAATTGTCAAGATTATGGTGCTGTTACTGATGTTATGTTATGCTGGCCTACTTCCGGTATATCGCCCTCATTAAGAAATCCAACACTTGGAACTCGTTTAATTCCTGGTTGGAATTTACCAGGTTTTTGAAGTATAACCCAACTCATTCTAAATTGAAAATCTTCTTGTTCCATCATATCAAATCCGTTTTTATTAGCCAGTCCTTCCATTAAGTGATTTGTCATATAACAATAATACGAGTCTTCAAATTTTTCAGCAGATTTTTCCATTAAACAGTTAGCATAAGTTAAAAACGCAATGCCGCCAGGACTTAATACTTTATAAATACCTGCCAAATATTTGTCAATCATGTCATACGGTAAGAATTCAAAATGATATAAACTAAACACAAATGAAAATGCTTTTTGAGGAAGATAACTAAAATCCATACTATCTTCTAATTGATATACCCGTAATCTACGTTGATATATTGGATTAAAATGCTCTGCAACATGTTGAATCATATTTAAATCAGGACCTACAAGATATAATGGATCAAATCCACCCAATTCTTTAGTCCAATAATGAGATCGTGGTCCAATTTCACAACCAGGATATTGAAAATCAACATACTTTTTTATTTTTGAACAAACGGTTAATTTAAATTCAGGTGTCCAATAGTCATCTTCTATGAGTCGTACATCCATACGTCTTTTATTTTCATAGTTTGCATAACTTTGCTTTAGACGTGGAGGCTGTATTTCTTTATTAAATATTTCTTCTAATTTTTTATTAGTATTTGCTATTTCTTCATCAACAAATTTCATACAATGCACAAAACTATCTAATGTTAAATGTGAATGTTCTATAACTGTTTGCCTATATAATTCTCTAATAGTATTATAGTTTTCATGTATAGCACTAGTATCAAGTTTATCTAATAATTCTCGTTCTCTAATATATTCTAATAAGTTCATAATTCAAATAAATCATCAAATGTACTACGTGAAGTTCCTTGTTTCAGATCCCACTTCATAACATTCAATAAATTTCCTATTTTCTTATCGATGATTGTTTCTTCCATAGCGATATGATCAAATGGAAGTCCCTTAAACCATTCTGGCAATCTTGCCTCGTCAATTGGATATGCTACACTTTTAATACCCATTGGATTTGATTTCAATTTACATACAATAGTTTTAGCACCATCCATTATTTGCATACTATACTTGTCGCTATTCATATCACGCAAATTGTTCCAATTCATTGCCGCTCTAACATGTCCTGGCATATTTGCTTTACCTTCGCGTTGCTCGCGTTTAGTATACATTGTTAAATTATTTACCCTTTTTGGAGTTCCTTTTTCCCATCCTGGCTTGTCGGCAAAGTCAAATTTAAATGCTTTAATTTTCTCTATAACTTCCGCTTCTTGTGCGTTCGTTAAAACATCTAATAATAATATATTTAGAAAGTCTTGCATAATTACTGGCGTATCTGATCTCTTTAAGTCCATACCCATTGCTTTTACTTTGCCTGGCCCATCCTGGTCAACACGTTTGCCCTCTAAATCATATATGAGTGTAGCATAACGCTTTTTAGTTATAAACAGTCCGCTACTTGCGACAATCTCACGCCCACACTTAATAATCTCTCCCAATTCCATCGTGCAGTTAAAACTCTGTGCCATAAATGCTGGGAATGATTTATTAACTTCCTCTGCTACGTTATCATATAGTTCAATAACTGATTCTTTATCCCATGGAATGCTTCCTTTTTTAATATCCTCTTTGAGTATATCATATGTTGAGAAATAACAACTATCTGTATCTCCGTATATAATAGAATTGCCATCATGCTCATACTCGCCTGTTATAATTTTGTTTATATAACTTGCCATATGTTTTGTAATAGTCCTACCACATAACGTAGTGCTTTGTCCTAAACGTATGTCAAAGAATCTACAATATGGATTTAATAATGCACCATATAAACTATTTAGATTAATTTTCTTTACAAGTTGTCTTTTATCCCAAAACACAATATCTTTTTGTGTTTTTGCCTTATGCAATTTTGCTTGCATCTTTTTACGTTCAACATACCACTTTTCCAGAAGTCCTGGAATGATTCCTTTTCTATCATTCGTAAACAATGTCCCGTTAGCACTTAATAACAATTTATTGCCATGCTTACCAAATACCATACCATGTATTTCCATTGCTGTTTTAACTTCTTCTTTACCATCCTCCCAGTCAATAGTAATCTCTGTGCTAGACTCTCTATTCATTACTGCTTCATACTCTAACGAGCCAAATAATCCTTCCCAGCCATCTGCTTGTGATTTGCCTGATGCTACGATTTTATTGATATGATTTTGTGTCATTGTAGGACGTAATTGCCCTATGATAGTTTCCGGACCCATGTTTAATGCTCGTATAGCACTTGGATACAGACTGTTTATATCTACTGAGCCAATCCAATGATGTAATCCTTTTTTAGGTGTTGCAACATACGCACCCGCGGCCGTAACTGTTTTGCTGTCATCCCTGTCGGGTTTGTTAGGAACTACTAATCCTTGTGCGTGTGCCTCATTAATAATTGCTTGCTCTGTTACTGCTACTGCTCCCATTGTTGTGGGTAATAGTACAGTGTTTTGATGTGCGAGTTCATTTGCTAAATCAATAAATCTTAGTTTCTCATCTAATCGTACAATAAGCATAACATCCTGCCTGTTATACTCTATAAACTTCTCAAAGTCTGTGTTATATAATTGATCTAATGTGCCCTCATATGGAACTTTTTTGTCTTGCAACTCATAATCTGCTACAGTGTCTAGACTGTAACTATGCATTTCATGATATGTATATTTGCGATACAGTTCTAAATAATCTAAATGCACTCTACCTGTTAAATTAAAACTAGTTTGCTCTCCCCCATATTTCTCATATGAGAATTTTTTTGGAAATTGATCCCATAAACAAAAACGTCTTGTATCATCTCTGCTTAATACGCGAGTAACTCTATTAACAAGATATGGTAAGTCATATCCTTCACTGTTCCAGCCAGTTATAATATCACTGTCATCTAATAGGTCTAAGAATGTTTGTAATAATTGTGCTTCGCTATTAAAAACAAATGTATTGTCAAAGTGTTTCGCAACGCTTTGTGCTATGTCTTCGTGCATTGTTTTTGGTTTCAATGCTAATGTTACCAACTGCTGTAGTTGACTGAGATATACAGTAATAGCAGTTATTGGTGCCGTGGGGTCGTTAGGCTCACTAAATCCTTTTTCCGGATCAAAATCTGCTTCAATGTCTACATAGCAAATATTAAGAATAGGAGAATCGGCGCCAAGATAATTATTAGCAAGACACCTAAAGATCGGATTAATGTCGCTTTCATAGATCTGATTCCTGCTGTTAATTTTGAGTTCTCTATTGAACTCTTTTTTGTTTTTAGAATAAAACCTGCTAACAGGTCTATCGTGTATAGTTTTATGCTTTCCTTTTATATCGTCAAAATAAAAAACATACTCTACGGGGTACTGTTTGTATTGACGTTTGCCGTCAATTCGCTCCGCTACGTGGATGCGTTCCTGTTCTTTATCTAGATAAGCATCAATATACATTAACTAATTATAACAGATAAGTACAAAAATTACAAGCCTTTTAACTTTTTTTCTACCATTTCTTTTGCTACTTTGGTGGTTGGTTTATCTTCTTCTTGACTAGTTTTAAGTATATCATATGCTTTTTCATGTAATGCCATTAATTTTGGTTTTACCATTGGATTACTCCATTCTACATCAAGTGTTGCTGTTATATCGTGTGTTATATTAGATGCGGCACTAATAAAAATTACACCGCCAGCATTAGCAAGATAATCAGGAACATATAATATACCTTCTTTGTGTAATATATCTCCATCGTCAGTTGTGCGTAATTGATTGTTTGCTCCGCCGCATATAGATTTGCTTTTAAAAGTTTTAATAAATTCTGGGGTAACTGTGCCGCCTAACGCACAGGGCATATATACGTCTGTGGCAATGTCGTGTATTTCATTATCATCTTTACACCAAACTAACTCAAATTGAGGATGCGGTTGTAAATTGTCTAAGGCCTGCTGTAAATTTTTATATGTTTTTCTTTTTATATCTGTGCAATAAACTTTAACTGGATGTTTTGATAAAAAATTAATTAGTCTACTTCCAACTTTGCCTAACCCAACTACTGAGAATGTTTTATTAGTCCAATTAACTTTAGGAGTATCATCTAATACTCTTAATAATCCTTTAGTAGCACAGTATAAACCATATGCTGTAGACCAGCCTGAATCTTGACCACCAAAACCTACTACATATTGCGTGTGTTTGTGTATTTGATCTAAATCACTTACAACAGTTCCTACATCTCCAGCACCATAATATGTGCCTGATGTGTAGTTTAATACTTCTGCAAATGATCTCCATAAGTCAGGGGATTTTGCTGTGTTAGCATTTATAGTAGATTTACCACCACCAAAATGCAATCCTGCTAAGGCATTTTTATAAGTCATGCCTTTTGATAGACGTAATGCATCTAAACGCTGTTCATCATAACTATCATACTTAAGATAACGACACCCGCCTAAGGCGGGTCCTAACTTTGTGTTATGTATCGCTACTATGGCATCTAAGCCTGTTGTATCGTCTGTGGCACGAATTACTCGCTCGTGTGAGCCGATTGGTATCTCTCTAATGTTTAACACCTACATCGCTCCTAAATGTTATACTTTATTTACTACTTAAATAAGCAGTAATAATACACTATTATAAAGTTTTACCAACTGTTTCTAGAATTCCTTCTAGATCACTAATATCTGCTAATTGTTCCTGCCAATTTGATTTGTATGCTGTACGTATTGCTTTATTAAGAATTGCTGGCTTACAATCCATTTCTTCAGCAATCGCTTTTACTGTGTCGCGTAACCCTTCTTTAAGATCGTCTACTTCTTGTAATACGCGAGTGCCTTCACCAATTAATTGT